GGCAGATTGTTTACGATCTTCCTGTAGATACGATTGATCTACTTGATCATGTTATACGTACACAGTCCGGTATCGGCCAAACTGATATCAATATCTCGCGGATTAGCGTGGACACGTATGCGTCTATCCCTAACAAAAACGCGCAGGGACGACCTATTCAGGTATGGATCAACCGCCAATCAGGTGCGACTGAGCCAACTGGCGTCAATAACCCTACGATCAATGTGTGGCCGTCCCCTGACCAGAGTAATTTCTATACCTTTGTTTATTGGCGTCTGCGCCGTCTGCAGGACGCAGGTAATGGTACAACCACACAAGATATCCCATTCCGTATGCTTCCAGCCCTAGTGGCTGGTCTAGCTTATTACCTGTCTATGAAGGTGCCAGACGCCATGCAGCGCACGTCTATCCTAAAGGCACAGTATGATGAGCAGTGGGAACTGGCGTCTACTGAAGACCGGGAGAAAGCATCGCTGCGTTTGGCACCACGTCAAATGTTCTACTAGTGACCGATGATCAGTTCCTTGCATGGACTGCAGGGTTCTTTGACGGCGAAGGCTGCGTATCAGTTGAAAGTAGGGGTTCTCTTCTTTCTATCTCAGTATGCCAACAATCTGAAGAATGTCTTAGGTTACTTAAACGGCGTTTTGGTGGGGCTATTAATTCTGAATCTAAACCCAAACCTAATGTTACCTTAAAGAATGGTGATCATGTAGTTTGGCGATGGAGGTTATGGGGTTCTTCAGCTTATACTTTTATACGAAAGATAGAGCCGTATTCCATTGTTAAGAAAGATCAGCTAAAAGTAGCTTTAACATGGCCGACTCCATATACTAACTACAGGGGTATACTTATACCGAGTAGGGTTAAGGAACAGCGGCTCTTTATAATGCATGAATTACGTAGGATACGTAAGGCTGGCAAGGTGCTAGTGGAGGCTCCTAATGCCGAGTAAGTTTGCTTCTGGTAAGAAAGCTATTGCGGAATGTGACCGCTGTGGCTTTCGGTATAAGCTGAAAGAGCTTCGTAGCTTGGTTATCAAGACCAAGAACGTGAATATCCTTGTCTGCCGCACATGCTGGGAACCTGACCAGCCGCAGCTGTCCCTTGGCTTATATCCAGTCAATGATCCTCAAGCTCTGCGTAATCCACGGCCTGATACCAGCTATATCCAAGCAGGTTTGACAGGTATACAGACAGAAGACTATACAGCACCTAACAGTGATGTGACTGCTTTTGGTACGCCATCAGGCGGTAGCCGTCAGATTCAATGGGGTTGGGGACCTGTAGGACTTAATAATCCATTATATTTACCTGACCTTCCAAATACGCTATTAGGTACGGGTAGTGTAGGTACCGTTACAATTCAGACCTAGGAGTTAGTTATGGCTAAAGGCGGAAAAACCAATGAGCAAATGCTTAAGCTAGGTCGCAACCTTGCTAAGATTGCTAACCAAAAGAGTTCTGTTCGTTCGGTTCCTACCAACGAAGTCAAGGTGGTTAAAAATGGCTAACTTCAGCAATAAGGTTATGGGCAAGGAAGTCGGTTCCGCTAGCGTCTATGCTAAACCCCATACGATGAGTGGCGGTACAGATGTTAGCCTTGGCAACAATGGCTACCCAAACAACATCCCTAATACGAATATTGAGAAGATTCGTGGCACTGGTTGTGCGACTAAGGGGATTAAATACAGCGGTAGATCGGGGTAAGATGTGAATTACGCTACGCTAGTATCAACAATTCAAGCCTATGTAGAAAATGACTTCCCAACTTCTCCGGGAACTGGTGGTCTTACGTCTACTGAGCAGATTGATACGTTCATCCAACAGGCTGAACAGCGTATCTATAATTCAGTCCAGCTGCTTGATCTACGTAAGAACGTGGTTGGTAACACCACTGCGTCTAATAAGTACCTTACAGTACCCACAGATTGGCTAGCTAACTTCTCCCTTGCCACGATTGATCCTACTACTGGTGAATATGAGTACCTTCTTAATAAGGATGTGAACTACATCCGTGAAGCGTTCCCATTCCCTGCATCTACTGGCAAGCCTACGCACTATGCGATGTTTGATCAGAACTCTTATATCCTCGGCCCTACGCCCGATGCGGTGTATCAAATCGAGCTGCATTACTTCTATTACCCGCCCTCTATCGTAACAGCTGGTACATCATGGCTAGGCGATAACTTTGATTCTTCTCTGCTATATGGGTCTATCCTAGAAGCTTACACCTTTATGAAAGGTGAGACGGATGTGATGGCTCAGTATCAAAATCGCTATGGTGAAGCCCTTGCGATGATCAAGCAGTTCGGTGAAGGGAAGAACCGTCAAGATATGTATCGCACACCACAAGTACGTTATCCGGTAAGGTAATATGCTAGATATCCCAACAAAGACTTGCGCCAAATGCAAAACTGTTAAATCGGTGTTGGATTTTCACACCCATAAAAACGGTGGGCGGAACCCAAGATGCAAACCTTGCAGGGGCGAAGATCACAAGGAATACTACAAGACCCATCCAGAAAAGTTTAAGGTATACAAAGCCCGAGCACGGAGCGAAACGGTAGAGGAACGTGATGCGCGTATCCAGCGTCGTAAGGACGAAGCGCCAGCTAAACGTAAACTAGCAAAATGGCGTGCGCATATCCGTAAAACCCTAGGGGTTAGTGCCGAAACCTACCAAGAGCTTTTTGATGCGCAAAACGGCGCATGTGCTATTTGTAATTCCGCTGAACCGGGTGGACGCAGAGAGCGATTTTGTATCGACCATTGCCATGATACAGGGGCTATCCGTAGCTTGCTGTGCGTAAGCTGTAATTCTGGACTTGGGTACTTCAAAGATGATATATCCCGCTTAGAGCGAGCAGCGGAATATTTAAAGGAGCACAAATGATGAATGAAACAGCCTTCCTTTTAGGCGGTGATGTCATGGTTATGACCACGCATGGCCGTGGTTTTACACCTGAAGAAATTGCTGAACGTGCGCTAGACAAACTTATCTCTGTCAGTGGCACTGCTCCTCCGGTTATCGCAGAACAAGCTCAAGCTTTCCGCGAGAACATTCGTAAGGTATTAGTGTATTATATGCACGAGGCTGTACGATCCCATAAGGTTACTCTGGTCAATAAGTTTCATCAACTTGGACATCCAGAGCTTGTTGAAATTCTAGACGCCTAGGAGATACCAATGGCTATTACCCAATCAATGACTACGTCCTTCAAGGCAGAGCTTATGCTAGCCGTACATGACTTCCGCACCACTGCGGGGGGTGATGTTTTTAAGCTAGCCCTCTATACGTCTTCAGCTACGATTGACGCTAATACCACGTCCTATACTGCTACTAATGAAGTGACTGGTACTAACTATACGGCTGGTGGTGGTTCGCTGACGAACCTAGGTGTAGTTACATCTAACACTTCGGCATCTGCTGGTACGGGTTTCACTGATTTTAATGACCTTACCTTCACCAATGCGACAATCACAGCCCGTGGGGCTTTGATCTATAACAGTACGCCTTCGGGTAATAGCAATGCCAACACTACGTTGACTAATGCTTCTGTAGCTGTGCTGGACTTTGGTGCAGATAAGAGTTCAACTGCTGGTGACTTCACCATTGTGTTCCCAGCTGCTACTAACACCACAGCTATTATTCGGATCGCATAATGACCCTAGTCCTTGCAGATCGTGTAAAAGATACGACGACTACGACCGGAACGGGGACTGTAACACTTAGTGGTACAGCTCCTTCTGGCTATCAGACGTTTGGTGCTGGGGTCGGTGACGGCAACACTACCTATTACACGATCTCAGGCGGGCTTGAGTGGGAGGTTGGTATCGGCACCTATACGACTGCTGGTACCACCCTATCTCGTTCTACAGTAATCTCATCTAGCAATGCTGGTAGCCTTGTAACTTTCTCGGCTGGTACGAAGGATGTGTTCGTAACCTATCCAGCATCTAGGGCTATGCCCCTTAGCCAGTTTAGCTATAGCACTACGGCTACTGCAGCTGGTACAACGACCCTTGTAGCATCTAGCAACTACCTCCAGTACTTCACTGGTACGACGACCCAGACTATTGTACTGCCTGTAACAAGCACCCTGTCTCTAGGGTGGAGTTACCACATTTGTAACAACTCCACAGGTAACCTTACAGTTCAGTCTTCTGGTGCTAATGCGATTGCTACTGTGATCCCCGGTACGACAATCCATGTAACTTGCATATTGGTTACAGGTACAACTGCTGCATCATGGGACTATGGGATCACTGACTTCAATAATACCACAGGTACGGGTTCGGTTGTCCTAGGTACAGGTCCTACGATTACGGCTGGTATCTATAATGGTACGGTTGGTGCGACAACTGCCAATACGGGTGCGTTCACGACGCTAAATGCAAGCAGCACGACTACACTTAGTGCTGAGGCTGTCTTCGGTGCGTTCTATACGCCCACTACAGTTTACAGCATTGGCTATCGGGGTATCCCTCAAATTGGTGGCGCGTCTAAGACAGCTAACTATACCCTTGTAATTGGGGATAGCGGTGGGCACGTTTATCTTACAGGCTCTACTGCATCACAAACGGTTACGATCCCGGCCAATGCGTCTGTGGCCTTCCCTATCGGTACGACCTTTTCTATTGTCAATGGCGCAAGCGTGACTTGGTCCGTAGCCATTACGACTGATACGCTGACCCTTGCTGGTGGTACTTCTGTAGGGACCCGCACCTTGGCCGTAGGCGCAGTTGTTACATGCGTTAAGGTTACTGCTACAGCTTGGTATATTAGTGGTGCTGGAGTTACCTAATGAGTGGCGTTGGTATGATGTCGTTAGGTAGCAGTATGGATACGGTTAAAATATCCGGTGTTACTGTTGCTGACCAAAATAACCCCGCATCTGCTACCTACCAATTAGCATCTACTGGTATTGTTAACTCTATTACAAATATTTCTGGGACAGTTGCACTAGGTAGTTGGGTTGTTCCAAATTCTTCTGCTTCAAAATATGAATCGTTTGCAACACTTAATTCTGGAACTCTTTCTTCTGGAACTACAGGCACTTGGCAAGCATTATCGTCGAGTAGGTCTTGGGTTAAAACTAGACCATCTGTTCCAGCGGGTGTTTCAAATGTAAACCTAACGATTACTATTCGTGATGCTGCAACTGGAACTAATATAACATCTGCAATTATTCTCTTACAGGCTGAGACAGTTTAAATGATCAGTAGCCGTAGCCTAACTGACTTAAATCCAATCATCCGCCGTATGGCGGAAGGGCATATTGCTGCTTGCAAGGCTGAAGATATCGACTTGCTTGTGACCTGTACCTACCGCGACATAGAAGAACAGAACCGCCTATATGCCCAAGGGCGTTCGGTTAAGGGTTCTAAGGTGACTAATGCTAAGGGCGGTCAGTCTATGCATAATTATCGCCTTGCTTATGATGTTGTACCCATGCGCTTTGGTAAGCCTGTGTGGGGAACTAAGGGTGAGAATAACACTTTGTGGCAGCGTATCGGTGCCATAGGCCAAGCACATGGCCTTGAGTGGGCTGGTAGCTGGACATCATTTCCAGAGTTCCCACACTTCCAATACACGGGCGGGCATCCGCTTTCCTTCTTCCAAGATGGGGGTACGCTATGATTAGTTTCCTACGCGAACGCTTTAATGAACGCTCCACATGGCTCTTGATTGGCGCAGGTGTTGCCGCTGCTTCTGAGCTACGTGAACCTTGGAGCATTGTGTCTGTGGTTGTAGCAACGATTGCAGCCTTCATTCCAGATGGACCAATGAAACAATGACCCCTTCATTCTATATCATCCCTGCTGCTGTCTCGGTTGCTTTCGTGATTGGCTGTACCATTGGGTATAGTAACCGGGATAATATGGCTAAGGCCGCAGCGGCTAAGGCTTTTCAAGCTGCCGAAAAGCAGCGTTCTGAACTTCAGGAGAAGATAAATGTCATTTCAGCTGAATACGAAGCTGAACGCAGTCGTGCTTCGCAGGTTCATGTTGAGCGCACTAATACTATTCGCAGATATTATAGCACCAGCAGTCC